AGCTTGGATATATGAACCACTAGGTAAATATACTGGCGATAAATATTTAAGTAAAAAATTTTGGCAGGATCAGAGCGATAATCTTATGTATAAAGGAAAGACCAATGGACTTTCTGATACTAAGAAGGCGCGGATGCCTGCATTCTTTGAGCATAGTAATGTCAACTTACCTCAGTACTCTTGAGACCCTAGGGATGCAGCACAAAGCGTTGCATCAACAATTAGATGAGATGTTTCCTCCCGTTAATCCATCTCCTAATGATTCAATAGAATCTATTATGTATAGATCAGGACAACGATCAGTAGTTGAATGGTTAATTAACAACACGGAGAATAATTAATGGCACGATATGGTATGGGCGGCAGTCGAGACCAGGACGAATACAGATCAAATAGCAGAGGTGGTGGTAGGGACGGTTACGTTCCTCAGCAGAGTAGAGGTTCTTATTCTGATGATGATATGAGCTTCCTTGACGCACTATTTAATGGTAGTAATAAAAATAAGAAAGGTAAATATAAACCTGATTATGACTCTGAGAAAAGTGATAGATATCAAACAGGTGTTTCTAAAAAACATATACAAACAGTAGATCCATATGGTCGTGCTGCTAAAGGGCATTCATCAAGACTTGATCAGATTGAAAGTGGAGCTGAGAATAAAGTAAGTAATTATAAAACTAAAGTAGATAACTCTGCTATTAATCAATTTCAAATTAGAACATCTGCTGATGCTAAAGCTGATGGTGCATTCTCTGCAGGTAATAAGTTTAATAATAATGCTAGATCTAACTTGGCAGATGCTAAGTCAGATGCTACCAAGTCAGATAAGAATGTCACTCAACAGATGCATGGTCAGCTAGCAAAGGAAGCTGATTACTTGAAGGTTAGAAATAAGAATGACAAGAAGGCTCAAGGAGATCCTGATAGATTTAGGACAGTAGGTAAAATCAATAGGAGAGAAAAGTATAGAAAGGATAATACAGTTACCACTAAGAGTGGTGCTACAGTATTTACCAGGAGAGACGGTTCTACGGTAAGAAAGAATCAAGATGGTTCTAGAAAGATAACCCATTTCAATGAAGATGGTAGTAAGGATATTACTAAGAAGAATTCAGAAGGCAAGAAGCTTAAGCAGTATAATCTTATGATTGGTGAGACTAAAGGTGGTAAGACATCTAGGTTGAGGACTAATAAAGATGGTAGTACTAGGAAGAGAATCCTTAACGAGAAAGGCGACGTAATTCGTCAAGTTAATACTGGTACTAACGAAAGAGGATTATCAGTTACTACTAAGACTAACAGAAAAGGTGATACCAGTAAGACTATACTCAATAAGAAGGGTAAGGTAAAGAGAACTGTTGACAATACAACTAATAAAGCAGGTAAGGAAGTTCAAACAGTAACAGATAAGAAAGGGGGTAGGACTACTAAGAAAATCTTCAACAAGAAAGGTGATGTAATCCGTAAATTTGAGACTGGTACTAACAAGAAAGGTTTAGCAATTAATACTACGACTAACAGAAAAGGTGAAACCAGTAAGACTGTATTGAATAAGAGAGGCAAGGTAAAGAAAACTGTTGATACCAAGCTTAATAAATGGGGTAACAGAGTTGTTACTACAACAGATAAGAAAGGTAACTCAACAGTATCTAGACCAGATAAGAAAAAGAAAAACAATGGAGGTGAAGACAGCTAATGGATAAACCACAACGGGCTAAGTCTCGCTATGATACTCTCAGATCATTCCGCGATGGCTATTTAGATGTAGCACGAAGAGCATCAGCATTAACCCTACCTTATTTGATTAGACAAGATGATGAAGATCCTCTTAATCGTAAGGTATTAATAACCCCTTGGCAAAGTGTAGGAGCTAAAGGTGTAAATGTATTGTCATCTAAATTGATGCTTGCATTGATGCCTATTCAAACTAGCTTCTTTAAACTACAGCTAGATGAAAGTAAGATGGAAGATGAACAACTTGATCCACAAATCAAGTCTGAAATCGACCTATCTTTTTCTAAGATTGAAAGAACTATTAATGATTTGATCTCCGCTAGTGATGATCGTGTCATTATCTTCCAAGCTTTGAAACATCTTGTTGTAGCTGGTAACGCTCTTGTCTTTATGGGTAAAGAAGGGTTGAAGATGTATCCTCTTAATCGTTATGTCGTAAATAGAGATGGTAACGGAAACGTTCTAGAGATTGTCACCCGTGAAAAAATAAACAAAAAAATTGTAGAACAAACACTAGGTATCCCACTAGAAGATAAGAACAAACCAATCATACCTGAACAGGATGGAGATAATCCTTCTAATGAGGTAGATGTATACACTCATGTTAAACGAGAAAACAATAGAGTAGTATGGCATCAGGAAGTAGACGGTAAGATCTTACCTAAGACAATTGGTAAGGCACCTATTGAAACTAACCCTTGGATTGTACTTAGATTTAATACAGTTGATGGTGAACCTTATGGTAGAGGAAGAGTAGAAGAATATATGGGTGATCTTAAGTCACTTGAAGCACTCTCTCAGGCTATCGTAGAAGGCTCTGCAGCAGCTGCTAAGGTTGTCTTTGTAGTATCACCCTCAAGTACTACTAAACCACAGACACTGGCGACTGCAGGCAACGGAGCAATCGTTCAAGGTAGACCAGATGATATTGGTGTAGTACAAGTAGGTAAGACAGCAGACTTTAGAACTGCTGCTGAAATGTCAGCACAATTAGAGAAGAGAATCTCTGATGCATTCCTTATTCTTAATGTAAGACAATCAGAACGTACAACTGCTGAAGAAGTACGGATGACTCAACAAGAATTAGAAGAACAACTAGGTGGATTATTTAGTCTACTTACTGTTGACTTCCTTGTTCCTTATCTTAATAGGAAACTAAGTATGGCACAAAAGCAGGGAGAGATCCCAGCTATACCTAAGAAGATTGTCAAACCTACTATTGTAGCTGGTCTTAATGCTATTGGTAGAGGACAAGACCTTGAAAGTATTACACAGTTTGTTACTACTATCTCCCAAACAATGGGACCAGAAGCAGTACAAGAATATGTACAACCAGAAGAACTTGTTAAACGTCTAGCTGCTGCTCAAGGTATTGATACTTTGAACCTTGTTAAGACACCTGAACAAGTACAAGAACAAGGTCAACAAGCACAGCAACAAGCTGAACAGATGGAGATGACTAAACAAGCTGGTCAGTTTGCACAGATTGAAGCTAGTCAACCACAACAACAACCAGGAGAACCACCTAATGCATAACCATAAAATGACAGCAGGTATGGGGCAAGAAATTAAAGCCCAACCTAAGAAGAAAGTACCACGTAAGACACCTGCTAATCCTAAGCCTGAACCTATTGAAGATACAGGTATGAAGCCTACTAAGTTTGAAGGACAACGAAAGATTGGAGCACCTGATCAGTTCGTTACCTCTGTAGGATTGGGTAATCTAAAAGTAATTACTAACGGTAAACCACATAAATATCAATGACTACTATTAATTATAATCCATCCGATACTACTGCTGAGGAATTTACTGCTGATGAATTGGATTCTATTAAAGTTGGAGAAGCTTTAGAAGAACAATCTAATCAACAACTAGCAGGTAAGTTTCAAAATGCAGAGCAATTGGAGAAAGCATATATTGAACTACAAAGTAAACTAGGTGAACAACAACCAGTTGAAGCAGTAGAAGAAGATACTGAATCTGAAGTTGTAGAACAAGAGACAACAGAAACACCTGAGTTTGATGACTTCCTTAGTACTCTATGGGATGAAGCAGCTAATGGAGAGTTCTCTGATGATGTACTAGGTGCTCTTGATGAGTACTCAGCTACTGATATGGCTCAGATGTTCCTTGATTATAAGGAATCTAATACTCCTTCATTTACTCAAGAAGATGTAAATAAATTGAAGGATCTTGTAGGAGGAGAAGATACATATAATGCATTGACTAGTTGGGCTGAAGCTAATATGGATCAAGATGAAATTGATATGTATGATGCTGTTATGGATAGAGCAGACCCTGCTTCAGCCTTCTTTGCTATCCAAAGTTTACTTTATAAATACCACGAAATGACTGGAGTTGATGGAGAACTTCTGACTGGTGGAGCTGTCAACACACCTGTTGATGCTTACCGTAGCCAAGCAGAAGTTGTTAGAGATATGTCTGATGCTCGATATGATTCAGACCCTGCTTATCGTAATGATGTGATGGCTAAACTATCACGATCACCTGATAACCTCTTTTAAATAAGTGGCTGCTAGGAAGGAGGCGTTAGCAGCCAATAAGTAATGCCTTCACTCAATATATTATTTATTATGAAAACTATTATTTCTGCTATCTCTTTGGTAGCTCTCGGGACTCCAGTACTTGCTGGTCCTTATGTAAACATTGAATCTAATACTGGTTTCACTGGTCATGATTATCAACAAAGTCTTTTGGAAACCCATGTAGGTTATGAGTCACAACTTGGTTGGGATTCTAATTGGTATATCCAAGCTGGTCCTGCTGTCACCTTTAAAGATGGTGCAACAGGTGAAGTGTCTGGTAAGGTTGGTCTTAATACTGCTCTGACTGAAAGGTTGTCAGCCTATGGTGAGGTAGCTTCTGTTACTACTAATGAGTATGATTTCAGTGATCTGAAAACTAACATCAAAGCTGGTCTTAAGTATACTTTCTGAGCAATAGCTCTCACCATCAGCGAACTACAGATTGTTTTTTATCCAATAAACTATGACAACCCAAACACAAACGCTGTCTCCCAATCAGACTAACTGGGACAACTTCTGTGACTGGGTTACCAGTACAGAAAACAGACTATACGTGGGATGGTTTGGAATCTTGATGGTTCCTTGCCTTCTCACTGCAACCACCTGTTTTATTATCGCCTTCATTGCTGCACCACCTGTAGACATTGATGGTATTCGTGAACCCGTATCAGGAGCTTTACTTTATGGTAACAATATCATATCTGGTGCTATTGTGCCTTCTTCTAATGCTATTGGACTCCACTTGTATGCCATTTGGGAGGCGGCGTCTCTAGATGAATGGCTCTACAATGGTGGTCCTTATCAACTCATTGTATTCCACTTCCTGATTGGCATTGTATGTTATATGGGAAGAGAATGGGAACTATCATACAGACTTGGTATGAGACCATGGATTGCTGTGGCTTACTCTGCACCAGTAGCTGCATCATTTGCAGTGTTTATGATATACCCTCTTGGACAAGGAAGTTTTAGTGATGGTATGCCTCTTGGTATATCAGGTACTTTTAACTTTATGTTTGTGTTCCAAGCAGAGCACAACATTCTAATGAATCCTCTACACATGCTAGGTGTAGTTGGTATATTTGGCGGTGCTTTAGCTTCAGCTATGCATGGCTCACTAGTAACTAGTTCACTCGTTAGGGAGACTACAGAAATTGAATCCCATAATAAAGGATACAAATTTGGACAGGAAGAAGAAACGTATAACATCGTTGCAGCACATGGTTATTTCGGTCGCCTACTATGGCAGTATGCTTCTTTTAGTAATAGCAGGTCTCTGCATTTCTTCCTCGCTGCTCTCCCCGTTGTATGTATCTGGGCTACTAGTATTGGCGTATCTGCTATGGCGTTCAATCTAAATGGATTGAATTTCAATCAATCAGTTATTGA